CACGGCGACATTTTCGGCGCCACCACTGCTGGGGAACAGTTGGTGGCATCCCAAGAGGACATCCAGCCTCTTGGTAGAAGCGCAAGGTTTAAGTTGCCTAATAAGAACTTAATCTCCAACGTCGATGATGACTCAATCACTTTAAGTGATTTTGAAGAGTTAGAGATTGACGAAACCCGACCTGAAATATTCACGAAACCCTGGTTTATATTAGTAGTGAATAGCATATCTGCGGTAGTAGATAGCTTCCTGACAGAAGTATTACAAGTCGAAGAGAATATTATAGAAGAAATCGAAGATAATCAGACTATCAATAAAATAGTAGATTTCATCTCTAAACATTCTAAACAGATACATGTGATCAATCAGATTGTACCAACGAAAATTACTATTGCTTTAGAACAAACTATAGCGTTGAGAGATTTGAAATTAGTTATGCCAAACCAGAAAATTGATCCCATTGTCCCTGAAGAAATTCGAGCATATCATGCTGAAGACTGTACAATTAAAACTATTAATTATATTCAAAATGTACAATCGGTCTTCACTGATGAGGCTATGAATCCAGCACGGTTTAAACTTATGACTTTTAAGGTTGATGATAAGGCCAGACCAATTCGTGAAAAAATCCCAGATGAAGAACCTGTTTTAGCTGAACAGATTGATGAATATTATAGAGAAGATTATATGGATAGAGAGATCCGTATTCTTCGATCAGGGTCATCTGAGGATGACTTGATAATACTCAAAGATAGCGAACAGTCTTCTGAAGAATCTTCTACGATTGAAGAAGTGAATTTTGAATATATTGAGTCTGATCATAAGAAAGAGGAAATTAAAATTTGTGTCGATAACACTAAAGTTTCTTGTCATACTTATCTCAACGTAACCTACCATAACACACCTATTGACCATTATTTATATGGTGATAGCAATAATTTGGACTTGGTTGCAGTGTTTAAACATTTTTTAGCTAATGATTGTGTTAATAATATTCTTACCACAGTATCTGTTGATTCAGAAGGTGGTAATGATTTATATTATGATTATGATTTAAGATCTGATCTCCATTCTCATGGACCAATCAAACATACGAATCCTTGTTTATCTTATGCCAATGTTACGCAGAGGTATCTAGTTCCAAAATCTGGCGTTGAAATTCACAAAAGAAATAGTATCATGTATTCAAACACTTTGTTTAATAACATGAATTCTTCTAGAATCACGTCGTATCTTTTGCCACCGGCTAAAGCTTTAACTCAGATAACTACTGCTGTTAACAACAATTCTACAGTAAATGTACCTAGGAATATGTTTTTAGATGGACAAATGGTATTCGATAATACTGCTGAAATGCTTTTCCACGCTTATATGAAAAATAAAATGGATCGACGTTTCGATCCTACTCTGGATTTTTAAACGATGGCACCGTTAAAGTGCTTTATGGCTACCGACCTACTGAAAGGGGTATAATATTATTAGATAATGAGGAGCCAGATGAATCTTTCAGACTACAAACGATGTCACCACAATTTTATGATTCAAAAAGGGTGCCAGTTAGACGAACCCTTGGTTGCCATTTTGAAGGCGCAGCTTTACCCACACCAGATATGAATTATGCTCCAGACCAAGTTGCTGGTGCAGTCAAACGTGTTGCGGCTAAGATGCCTCCTATAAATAAAATCAAATTGAGAAAATTAAAACGTTTCACACATAGATGGTGCAAGAAACATTTAACACCTTACATTTTTTCATCCGATGAAACATTCGATTTTGAGGAATGGATTCAGTCCACTCCTTATGAAGCATATCGGAAGGATGAATTGAGAGAAGTATATCAACGAGGATTAACCACTAATCCGAACATGAAAGTTAAAGCATTCATTAAGAATGAGTCATATCCAGCATACAAACATGTAAGAGGAATTTATTCCCGGCATGATGATTATAAATGCAGAGTTGGCCCATTTTTCAAAAAATTGGGTGATATCATGTTCAGTTTAAAATGGTTTATAAAGAAAATCCCAGTTAATGATAGACCTCAAGCAATGAAAGATAAATTTGGAAGTACACCGAATCTTTTTTGCACCGATTTTTCTCAGTATGAAGCAACATTCGTTAAGCAATTAATGTCAATAGAATTGATTGTTTATCGATTTTTATTACAAAATAATCCTCTGAAGAATTTAATAATTAATTTAATAGTAAGAGGGATGATGTCGAATAATATAATAGAATTTTATAAATGGACCATGAAACTAATGTGCAAGCGTATGTCAGGCGAGATGAGCACTTCTGTTTCAAATGGTTTTATGAACTTATTGATAACCCATTTTCTACTTGAAGAAGCAGGAAATTCATTTTACGATTCATTTATTGAGGGTGATGATTCTTTAAGTTCATATGACGTTAGGCCCCCCACGCCAGAAGAATATGAACAATTAGGGGCAAAGATTAAAATAGAATACCCCAATAACTTGTGTGAAGCTAGTTTTTGCGGACAAGTATTTGATGAACAAGACCTTGATAATGTTGTTAATCCTATGGAAGCGCTCGTATCTTTTGGTTGGACCACATCACAATATTTGAATGCATCATACAAAACTTTGCGCTCGTTATTGAAATGTAAGGGTTTATCTTTATTATACCAATATAGTGGTTGTCCGATTCTTAGATCTGTTGCCCTTTATGCGTTACGAATAACCAACGACATTCCTTTTGAAGATGCTTTTGAAGTACAAAGAAAAGAGAAAATGGGATTGTATGCTAAAGAACAATGGATAGAAGTTTTAGACAACTATAAAGAAGGAAATATTTTTAAAAATACGGTAAAAGATAATACTAGATCTTTAGTCGAAAGACTATATAAGATACCTATTACGTTGCAGGTACAATTTGAAGCTTACATGGATTTGAAGTCAGATTTGAGTCCTATTAATTTTGAACCATTGATGAATTTATGTCATAAAGATTGGGTAGATTATTACCAAACTTATTCTTCAGGAAGACAGCCCTTTAAAACGGTCAAGGACCTTGCAGAGGTTACTGTTACTACTGGTTTTAAGACAAAATTTTTCATGAATCCACAATGGTATGTTAGAATGTAAATATATAAAAATGTAGGAATATTTATAAACGTATACTGAACAGGCCTAGAATTCCTAAGGCAACACTAGAAAATTTTGACACGTGGTCATTAATTACTTTTATTATAATGGATAAAATAGCACAAGCAGAATCAATAATGGTTTCGGCTCTTAATAGAGCTGGAGTCACTAAAGATGCGAGACTATGGTTAGAGCATGCTCTAGATCCTTTCAAAGATCTTCCAACACCTTGCAGAGGGTTTCCCGACAAAAATATGAATCCGTCAGTGGTTCAGGTTGTCAAACAATCTGTTAATGTTGCTTCCACAAGTGGTACCAATACTTGGTACTTATCAGTTTATTTGGATACTTTACCCACTTCTGTTAATGTTCGTCAAACCGGACTAATGGATCCTGGGTTACCGACAACTTACGACAATGCCACACAGTTAGCTACGGACTACCCTTTGGGTGGCGTGGTTATCAGACAAGCAAATCAAGTTGGAGGGTTGTACGATTTCAGAGGGTCAACAGGAAATATACCATTAGCTACCTCTTATTACAACAATGGTTCAACTCGAATTATTGGAGTAGCAATTGAAATCAGAGACGTCACTCCAGAACTTAACAAACAAGGAGCAATTACTACTTGGAGATTACCATCTAATGATGGTCATTTATCTATAGCCAACATAATGTCCAAAGGTGCAGTCACGCCTAGCGTGTATGTGCCAACTGCTTACAGGCAACAAGAATTAATAAAACCACCTTACACACCTTCAGAAGCCATGTTATTGCCAGGCACCTTACAATGGGAAGCGCGTGAAGGTGCTTACATTGTGGCTGTCTTAGATGATGTGGTTGTGCCACCTACTAAAAGAGCTGCGTCTTGCCCTCACATATTTGAGAACACATTGCATGGAGTTCCTTCAATGTCTGCTGTTACGAATAACAGTATTACTACTTGGGGAATGAATCAATTGCATCCCGATCCACACAACTGGGCTTCCTGCGGAGCATTGTTGACAGGATTGGGTCAATTCTCAACCTTTCAAATTAATGTCAATTACATCATTGAAAGATTTGTTGATTCGAGTGCAGGTGATTTAGCAACTATTGCTACACCTTCATGTCCTTTTGATCCGATGGCTTTAGAATTATATACAAGAATAGCAAGAACAATGCCAACAGGAGTACCAGTTCGTGAAAATGGATTGGGATCTCTTGTTATGGGCATAGCCAAAGGATTGAGATCAATAGTGAGACCAGCTTTGAAAACAGCTAATACAATTTACACGGCATTTACTGAAGAAGAAATTAAAAATGCACCAAAGAAGAAAATAGTTAAACAAGATACGGAGAAAATGGAAGAAGCAATTGCAGTTAAAGTTGCCAAGAAATTGGAAGCTAAGGCTGAGAAACCAATTGTGAAGAAAGTCGAAAAATTGGAAAGAAGACGAGAGCGTAAAATTGAAAGGAGAAATGACTTTGATAGATATGATGATAGGAAGGTTCAAGTTGGTAGTAATATGGCAATGCAACAATATGCTCCATATCGAACGAATGCTTGGGTCAATAATCAACATCCTCAATATTTTCCTCCCAATAATTATTATTAAACAATAGATGGCTGAGCAGGTATCCGAAGTAGACTGCATGGAATCGTCCAATTCCTTGATTTTGACTAAAGATGAAATATCAACAGTTTTTGAAAATATAGTGAGTGAAATAATCAAATTGCATGGCAAACGGCAGTTCATAGATTTCAATATTGTTTGTGTATGTGGCCTCAAATTACGTAGTAATACTCATTGTTTACTTTATGAAGTTTGTAGTTGGTGTGATAAGAGGATTGATGGCACTTTACGTGTCAACTCTGGTATCCACAAATACTACTTCTATGTTAAACACCGAAAAGATGACAAATATGTTTTTGTATCAATGAGTGGAAGATTAACTCAACAGTTATTAATGGCTAGGAAAACCATAAGCGAATCCATCTAACGTAATGTCCACCCCTACTTTTGAAGAATTAAAATTCCTTGTTGCTTATCAACAGCGGGAATTAGCTAAAAATCAAAGGTTATTACAAACAATGATAGATAAAACACAAGCTAAACCAATAGAGATTGTTTCACAACCTGGTGAACACCTTGCCGAGTTTGAATCACAACAAAGTGCTATGAGAGTCATACAATTTTTGCTGGGATTACCTCGTTAATGTATTCACCATCACGACGCCTAAGGAGCACAGGCGTCAATTAAATATGCGACCAAAATCATGAAATTACATTGTATTTTAGAAAATATGCAAATAGTTGTATTTAGATACGGTTAGTATTTTTATAGTTGTAGTTGGATTTTAAAGTCATCCCCCGGACTGATGCGAAATGAATTTTATTAAGTTGGACGCTTAATATTTGAGAAACACTAGGGTAAAGATTTTAAAATTTAACGAGATCGACTATACTAATATGATTCCGTTGATATACAGGGAATATTGTGAATGTCAAATTAATGAATTATTTAACTATAATGAACAACGTTGACATTTCAAGATATGAGATTATTTCCCCATAATTGAATATCAATAATATTCCAATATAAAATATATTGAACCTCCCAAGAGCACAGGAGGGATATTAAGTTTGTGACGAAAATAAGATTGCATGTTGACGCTGTAAGATCAACAGGAAAACATCTAAACAAAAA